CAACCTTTTGATAAAGATTTCTGGTCTTCTTATAAAGCATTAGAACAAATAATGCCTAAAGATTTGTGGAAGACAGAAAAAAAATCTTTATTGTCTACCCATGTTGTCCCAGAGGGTTTTCTATTGGCTAATGATGTAGATGAGAAAGAGTTTCAGAAAGTTAAACAAGAAATTTTAGACCAGTGGGAAGAAACTAATAGAGAAGCCTGTGAAAGAGGAACTAAAATACATTCTGAATTAGAACACCAATTTTATAAAGGCGGAGATAATGTGGATTTAAAAAAATTCGGTATAGGAGGAAAATTTTCTTGTAAGAAGGATTATTCAGAATTGGATTTAGAAAATGGTGTATATCCAGAATATCTAATTTATAGAGATTCTAATGATGGAATATTACATATAGCAGGGCAAGTAGATTTAATAGTAAAAAACGGCAATGACATATTTATAATAGACCATAAAACTAATAAAAAAATAGACACAAAAGGTTTTTATAATTCTGTTACAAAAACTACTTCTAAAATGAAATATCCTCTTAATAATTTAGATGATATTAATTTTAACCATTACCAATTACAATTATCTACCTATGCCTGGATGTTACAAAAAATCCATCCAGAATTTAACATAAAAGGATTAATAATAAATCACTATGATCATGATGGAAATAACACATTGTACCATTGTGAATATTTAAAAAAAGAAGTAGAAAAGATGTTATTACATTATAGAAAACAATTAATACATGAACAACAAGAAGATAAATATAAACAGATAGAATATTGATTATGGAAAATTTTAAACAAGAACGTTTGGAAATATGTAAAAATTGCCCCATATATTCTTCAAGGAACGGGGGCACATGTAATTCTAGTTTATGGTTAGACCCAAAAACAGGAGATGTAAGTGGAAAGCCAAAAGTCGGATATTTTAGAGGATGCGGCTGCTCCATTAAATGGAGAGTTTCTAATGAATCTAGTTATTGTCCTGCACACAAATGGTAAGAAAATTTCTACATAAGATATATAATATAATACTTGGTAATTGGCGTAACTGGCGTAATTACCATTCAGATACTGCTCAAGCTAGATTAAAGATATGTAAAGATTGTCCTCATAATACTAAATTTTTAAAAACAAGAATATGTAACAAATGTGGTTGCATTATAAAAGCAAAAGTGACAATCGAAGACGAAAAATGCCAATATTGGCCTAAATAAAATTAATGATTATGGATAATGTAAGAGTAAACTTAAACTCAAATGAAAAGTTAGCCCGCTCAGTTGTGGGCATAGATACAGATGCTAAGCATTTTACATTAAATGGCAAAAATGCAGAAGATATATTACAGACAGAAGCTGTAAATAAATTTAATGATGCAGTAGATGAATATGTAGAAAGATTCAATGAGCATTCAACAAAGTTGGATGAATTTGCACAGCAGATAAATGACAATGTAGATAAGATAGAAATAATGCCAATCCTTAACTATATATTGGTAAAACCTTTTTCTGAAAATCCATTTCAAAGAATAGTAAAGTCTGATTCGGGTATAATTATAGATTTAGGTGGACAGAAACCTACTTATAAAAATACTGATAATGGAGAAATAGAAGAAGAAGAAAATATAATAAGAGTAGCAGTTGTTCAAGAAATTGGGCAGGATGTTAAATACATAAGACCTGGAGATACTATTATGTATACCAAGATGTCTGAAGTTCCTGTTCCTTTTTATAAACAAGGACTTGCTCTTGTAAATGAAAATAGAGTAATAGTTACAATAAACGAAGGGTTGACCGAACGATTTAATAATTTAAAGAAACAATAAATATGGAATTTACAGAAGATAAAACATTCTTTCTTCCTGGTGATATAGTTCAGGTAAGATAGGATATAGATAATAAACCAAAAATGATTGTTGTAAGAAAAGAAAGTTCTATTATAAAAACTAAAGAAGGAAAAGATGTATTAAAAGGTATTAGATGTAGATGGTTTACAGATACTAAAGAGCTTCAAGAAGCTATTTTTAATACTAAAGACCTTATTAAATTATGATATAGAAATTGCAAGGAGGAAGCCGAATCAATGGTTTAGAAATAGTTTCTGTCAAACCTGATGAGGTAAGATTGGATAGACCTTGGTATGAGGGAGATGAAATATATACTAAAAGAAATGGAAAATGGACGATGATGTCTAATCATATGGATGCTAATATGATATATGATATAAAAGATCAAAATCTTATTAATTAGTTAGAAAATGCAATTGCCTCTCTAAATGGAAATAATTCTCAAACAGCTTCTTCAAATAGAAACAATAATCCAACAATTAGAACACAAAGTAATGGAACAATAAAAGTAAAATTAGGAGATCAATCTTATACTGTAAAAAAACAATCAGGCAAATGGGTATATAAAACTGGTTCTGGTTGGGTAGATGTGCCAAGTATATATATTGATTATTTAAATAAAAATTATGGATATAATAGACAGGTATCTTCCAGAAGAAATAATTCTAATAGTTCTATAAGAGTAAGATCTTCTAAACAATCTTCTAATCCATCTTCTAATCAGCCACATGTATCTACTTATACTAATATGTATAACCAAGCTTCTTCTGAATTTGGTTTTACTGGAATGACTAATGATAAAGAATCTGTTAAGAAATTACAATCTGCTTTAAATGAATATTTAGGAAAAACAGGCGGATACCAATCTTTGGCTGTAGATGGTTTATTAGGAAATAACACTTATCAGGCTTTACAAGAAGCTAAAAATAGAATTACTAAAGATGGAAATAGTTGGGACAGCTTCTATAATGGCTCAGATAATTTCGCTTTGAGAAATTTAATAAATATAAATAAACCTTCTTAGGGATAGAATAACCAAAACTATCAAAACGTTAATCAGCAACAAAATAATCAACAACAGGGTCCTTTAACAGCGCCGTTTAAATTAGTAAATGATAAAATGTTAAATAACAGCAATGTTAAAGATTATGATACCCTTCTTGATTACTTATATGCCCATCCACAATCAGATCTTACTAAAGGATTCATGAATATGGTATATGCTAATATGGGTTCTTCGTTAGATTATTGGAATAAAAATAGTGAATCTATTTGGCAATATCTCAGAAGAAATAAAAGACAGATAGAAAAGATTGCTGGAATAAAAGGAAGATACGGAAACGGAATATTAGGAACAAGTGGAGATTATCAAGATTTAATACATGCTATTAACGGATACGCACAAGAAGGAAACAGAGGAGTTTTGTTTAGAAAACCTGTTAATGATCAACAATACGGGTGGACTCCTTATAATTTATATCAAGGATAGCAATATCCACAATCACAAGTTACAGCAGGATTTACTCCGCAACAAACACAACAATTAAGAAATAGAATGATAAAAGTTCAAACTGGAAAAAATAAATGGGAAGAAGTAGCTTTACCTGATGGAGCTTATTATAACCAAAAAGAAGGCAAAGTATACGATAAACAAAATAAAAGAATTAATTGGGACATAGCGTTGCAAAAATGGCAACCTGCCTATAGAACAGGAGGACTATTGCCTAAATATTATAAGAATGGAGGATTTATAAGAAGATTTTAGTATGGAGGCTCTAATAACCGTCGATTGCAAGATAATACATATAGTGCCCCTACTAAAGGTGATGGGGGATATAAAGGATTAAATTTTTGGGAAGATTGGAATAATAATAGTTCTTCTAACCCTTTACTCAATAACCTAGGAAGGGGCTAGTATAGTAACTGGGCAAAATAGCACAGAATTGATACTAAAGATCTCCATAATAGAATAATGAATATGTTTACTGGGCTTGGGTTAAGTGACAAGTTTAAAGATTGGGATACAAACCTACCAAATAGTTTTGGAAAAGTTCAATATAGCACCATAAGTAATTTGATAAAATATATAAATGATAAGGGCTGGAATGAATTATCAAGAGAATAGCAGCAAATACTTAATAGAAACAAGGATATATTTGGAGATTTATGGGGGAATAACTGGACTGTAAAGGATCTCCCAGATGCAGAAACATCGAAAACAACGAGGCTAAACAATATATCTTAGGCAGGTACTACATCCTATACTAACTCTCAAAATGTTCAGAACCCTTCATTTGCAAATCCTTATTATACATTATCTGAATACGGTAAAGACGAATTTAACGATGTTAATAACGTTAATGATCTTATTAATGTTTGGGGAATGAGCAATGAACGAAATTTTGCAACTATGAGCAACATTGCTAGGCATCTTGGATGGAAAGGTGTAGGAAATCCACTTGATTATTTAAGAGGGAAGACAAGCGATTTAGAAAACCTACTTAATGTAAAAGGAACTTACAGAAAGGGCCTCTTTGGAATAGGAGGAGATAAAAGAGATTTGTGGGAAAATATTAATAGGATAAACAGAGAGGCTAATACTTAGCGTAATTTTGATAATAATTATGCACAATGGAATGCTAATATTAACGGATACTCTAATCCAGTTACTACTACATCTAATAATACTTTTAATACTACTTTCAGTACTTAGCCTACTACTACTTTCAGTACTTAGCCTACTACTACTTTCAGTACTTAGCCTACCAACTTCGGTACTTAGCCATATTAGCCTTATAATCAGCCTACCTCAAATAGATAGGGCAGTATGGGCTACCTATCTAATGGCAATGGTTTTGCCTCAGGATTTGGATCAAGTACTAGATTGTCTCCTGCTAACTCGGTTGTCAAAACTCAAGAGGATCTTACAAGATTTCGAGAGAGGCAAAATCAGAATCAGATTCAGTTGAATGTACAACGTGCACAACAAGGTGGAATATTAAATAAATATCAAGAAGGAGGACAACTAGATAGCAAACAATCATCTAGCCAAGAAAAAGAAAAGTAGGAATTTGCTAAATTCTTAGTAGAAAAAAGCGGAGCAAAGACTCAAAAAGAATTAGAAACTTTTGTGAAAGAACAAGGCGAAGAAGGGATGAAAAAACTCTATGAAGAGTTTAAAGCGAAAAGAAAAGCAAAAGCAAGACATGGAATGAAATTAAATTATATAAACAGTCTAAAAAGCCCTTGCAGGGAAGGTTATGAACCTTATTTCTTCAGAAGAGGAGGAAAAGTTGGATGTAAGTGTGTTAAAAAAGCTTGTGGCGGAAAAGCAGCTAAAAAGAAAGCCTGCGGCGGAATGGCATTTAAAAAATAAAAACAATGATAAATAAAATATTCCTTTATAATAATGTTAATGGAAAAATTGAATTAAATGTTCCTGAAATTCTATTAGTAAAAGAATTTAGTGAATTAATGGAAAATAAAAGGAATATAACAAAAGACGATCCTAAAGGATTACAACATACAAGAGCATTTAGAGAGTTTACCTATATCTATCTTGCTATACAATGGGATTCTGTTTATTCAGATTATTCTCCGCAAGAAAGACATAGGGAAGCTCTCAAAGATGCTAAAATAACAGAAGAAGAATTCAATGATCCAAAGTTTAGAGCGGCTTGTAGAAAATTTAAGCAACTACAAGAAAGCAACAGAAGTATTAGAATGTTACATTCCGCTCAACAATTAGTTGATAGATTTATTGATTATTTTAATAACGTAGACCCACAAGAAAGAGACGAACAAACAGGGAAACCTATTTATAAAGTAAAAGATTTGCAAACCGAAATAGCTAATCTTTCTAAAGTAAATGAAGAATTAAAAACATTAGAAGGACAAGTTAAAAAAGAAATTGTAGAACAGTCAACTATTAGAGGACAGGCTGAAGATGGGTTTATTCCAGTAGGATTTTGATTATGAAGAAATTAATTGAAGAATTAAAGAAAGAAGGAGCTGTTATAGAAAAAGAAGTTAAAAGCAAACTTCCAGAAATAAAACATAAAGATTTAAATATAAATTGGGATTTTAAAACAACTGATTCTATTGATTTCTTTGATGTTAACTGCTCTTATGAATTAACTGGATACAGACCTATAAACGATACACAAGGATTAGATTTTGATCCAGAGTGGTTTACAGAAGCTAGAAATACTTTTAAAAGAACTGGGCATTATTGTGAATATGCAAAAGGAACTAAAGCATATGCTGATTTCTGGACAAGAGAATATACCCGTTGTAGAGATGGATTAACTGTAAATGGTTATACTGTAACAGGTGACCACTATTTCTTTTTAAATTATTTCCAATTAATGGACTTAACTTCAGCAAAGAAAGCGGGTGGAGGTCGCTTAATGGATTTTCCAGGATTCTTTGTTGCATAGTACGAATTTTTTCATTATTGTGAATTGGCTAAAGTATTAAGAAAGAATGTGGTTATAATGAAAGCCAGAGGTGTCGGTTATTCAGAAATAAACGCAGCTATAGCTGCTAATACATATTCTTGTAAAAGGGATTCTACTACTATAATATCTGCTTTTAGTGAAGGACAGCTTTCCCCAACACTAGAAAAGGTTTGGAACGCTTTAACTTTTTTAAATGATTATACTGATGGAGGCTTTTTTAAATTAAGATAGGTACAAGACACACAGCTTAGAAAAAGAGCATCTCATTATAAAATGATTAATGGACAAAAAATCGAAAGCGGTTGGATGTCTCAAATTATTGGAATAATTGCGGATAAACCTTCTAAAATTCGTGGTTATCGTACCGATGCTTTGATATATGATGAGGCTGGATCTTGGCCTAATTTAAAAAAGGCTTTTATTCAAGGAGATGCTTTAATAGGAATACAAGGCTCTACTTTCGGATATAAACAGGCTGGAGGAACGGGAGGAGATTCTGGCCCAGCTCTTGAAGGATTAAGAGATATTTATTATACTCCTGATGTTTATAATGTTTTGCCTTTTAGACATAATTTTACACAAGACGGAGAAGAAACTTTAACTGCTTTCTTTTTACCTGCTCATAAAATAGTAAGAGCACCTGGCTATATGGATAAAAGAGGTTTTACTAATTTAACTATGGGTAGAGAATATTATGAAGGGGAAAGAAACAGAATGGCAGCCAAAGATCCGAAGGCTTTAGTAATATACCAAGCAGAGTTCTGTTTTACAGCAGAAGAAGCCTTCTCATTAGAAGGAGATAATAAATTTAATAAAACTTTAATTGCAGAACAAATTGCAAAAATAAGGCTATAGAGAGAAGCTCCAAATATAGAAAAAGGAGAATTAGAATTTTTATATAAACAAGGGGGTTCCAGAAATAGAGAAGATATATCAGGAGTAAGATGGATTCCAAACGATAATGGAAAAATTAATATATTAGAACATCCTATTTGGTTAACTTCTGATAAAAAACCTATAAAAGATTTATATGTTGCTGGAATAGACTCTATCGATATTGGAGGAGAACAGACTTCAGAATATACAAAAGATCCTTCTAAGTTCTGTATTGTAATAAAGAAAAGAGTTTATGGTATGCAAGAACCTATGTATGTGGCATATTATATGGCAAGACCTGATAAAATCAGAGATGCTTATAAAACAGCTATACGACTTTTAATGTATTATAACTGTAAAGCTAATATAGAGGCAACAAGATTAAGTATGTTAACTTGGGCAAGGGATAATAAGTTTATGAATTATTTTATGCCAAGACCGAGAGCAACTTATCCAGATATAAATAAAATAGGAAGAAGAACATATGGAACTCCAGCTACTAAAGCTATTATAGCTCATTAGATAGATTTAATAGCTGATTATATAGAAGACTATTGTCATACTATTTGGTTTACAGAATTTTTGGATTAGTTATCCAGATATTCTGATGAAAATAAAACTAAATTTGATATTATAGCAGCTTTAGGTATGGCAGAACTTGCTGATGAAGAATTAGCAGGAGTTGCACCTAAATAGATAAAATAGGATAAAGAAGATTTTCAAGATGTTGGGTATTATATAGATGAAAAAGGTTATAGACACTTTGGTGTTATACCTAAAAAGAAATTTAATACAATAGCAACATGGGGATCGGAATATTATGGAGGTTCAGTAAGTAGTGACCCAAGATATAGACTATGAATTATTTAGAAGAAGCTATACTTCAAATAATAGAAGAAGTATATAAGAAAAAATATGTAGGAGAAATAAGAGTTACTAAATGGGGCAATGGTTATAAACTTATGCTTGGACTTAATAACCCAGATGTTCATCCTTTAGTTATTTCCGCTGATTTAAGTGATACAGATTTTTTAGATTTTATAAAAAAAGAACTTATAAGTAGATAGTTAATAAGTACTAAATATTTTACTGGAGTAAAAATATATCCAGAAGACGAATGTAATGAGTAAAGAAGAATTAATAGATAAAACGAACATGGCTATTGCCGAACTTGTGTATGAGAAACGTTCTTTACAAAAGGCTTATAATTATTATAATTGTAAAAGAGATAAAGAACAGTTTAAATACTTAGAAGAAAATTTTGGAATAGGATAGCCAACAGCAGTGGAATTTATCCCGCTCATTAAAAAACACATTGATGCTCTTATTGGAGAATATTTAGATACTCCAATTATTCCAAAAGTATCTTGCAAAGATTCGGCAACCATAAATAATATTTTTAGAGAAAAGCAACTAAAAATAAACACAGAGGTGATAAAAACGCTGAAATCTAAGATTAAAAACAATCTATTATAGATAGTAGGAGGCCAAAATGCTGTTGACCTAAATATAAAAGAACAATTAGATAAAAGAATAGAAGAAATAAACTAGGACTTTGTATCTGAATATGAAGTGGCTGCTTAGAATGTAATAGAATATATAATGTAGTCCAGAAGTACAGATATAAAAACAAAGTTAAGAAACATTCTCCTAGATTTATTAATAACAGGTACTCCATATTTTAGAGCAATACCTTCTCCTAATTCAAATAATGTTGAAATAGAAGTATTAAATCCTTTAAATACATTTATAGACAGAAATGTAGACTCTCCATATGTGAAAGATTCATATAGAGCAGTAATTAGGAAATATATGACTAGAAATCAGATATTAAATAAGTATGGAAAGGATTTAACTAAAAAAGATGTCGAAGATATAAAAGAACTTTGGTTAGATCATTTAGATGTTACTAACTCATATTATATGAGATATATATCAACTGCGGCTGGAGTTCCAGCTACAGATGGTATTAGGGCAGGAGAAGAAGTTTCTCCGGGATTTCCAGAAAGGCCTTATTATCGATATGATAATAATCTTATTCCAGTTTATGAAGTAGAGTGGGTAGAAACAGACAATGATTTTGTAATGCAAAGATATTCCACAATACGAATTGGAGAAGAGATTTATATATTAAAAGGCAAAGACGAAAATGTACCTAG